CACCAGCGCTGGACTGAGCTCGTTGAATGATCCTCAGCTTGCGACAGTCAACATGATGAGGATGCAAAAAGAGAATGCTGCGACACCGGAGCTTTCGAGAAGCAGAGGCCTTCCGCTCAGGATTGCACCGACCGAGGTGAGCATAGAGATGATGGGGCTTCCCATAGTGCAGTACATGCAGTACGTCTTTGTCGACTTTAGCACTGGGACTACGGCAGACAACATCTACGCGATCACTGGCATAGACCACAAGATCTCTGCAGGCGAGTTCACTACATCGCTGAAGTTGGTCGCACCTGCAGATGCATACGCAGAGTACGAGTCTCCCAAGAAGAAGCTGGAGATACAGTCAGACATGCTCAGGGTTGCTCTCGGCATGGAGCCTGCAAATAAGAAGCCGCCGGAAAGACCCAAGCCGCCTGCAGGTACCGGAAAGTCGTCTAAGGGTAACAGCGGTGGTGGCGGCGGAGGCGGAGGAGGCGGCGGAGGGGGTGGCAGTGGCACGAACGGCACCACAAATGCCAGCAAGAACTCCACAGACACGAAGATCAAGTTCTGGGAGGCACTCAAGCTCACTCAGCAGCAAGCTGCCAGCATGAATGGCGGCGCGGTCATTGTCCTTGACTACGCAAAGAAGAAGGTCGTGGCCATCGACACCGGCATCAACCAGAGCAACTTTGCCACCTATCTGCAGTCGAGGGTCATCAGACCCGAAAATCCCCCTGGTAGAATCTTCCTGACATTCCTGACCCTTGTCTCTGGGAAGAGTGGATACATCAACTGTCGCATCTACGATTCAAGAGGCACCGAGGACACTGCAGCTATAGCGCAGAACCTGAACACTTGGCTGACTGTGCCTTCACCTTCTGCTGGTAAGGTTTCTGTCTATCTTGGTGAAGTCGGAGAATGGAAAAAGTTCAGCACAGGCTCTTGAAAATAGCACGTGACATCGTATAATGGAATATGCCAACTCTCGCTGTATCTTCTGAGGCGCTAGGGACAGACTACTCTGTCAGGATCTCTGGACAGACACTACGCAGGTTCGAGGGAGATCCTCTACCCGATGAGTTTGTCCTGGGCGACTCAGCTGTTAGAACACTTTCTGTGGAAGACGTCTTTCCCATCTTTGACCAGGAGGTCCCACTTCTTGTAAACGAAGCCATGAGAAGGTCACACGAGTCCGTGAGACCGGGTGAGAAGGTCGACTGGCAAATGGCACTTGGCACCAGCAGGTTCGTGAAGTCTCTCAAGAGAGTCGCCACGGACTGCGAGAGTGCAATCGATGAGATCATGGAGGAGAAGTATCTCCCACAGCTGAAGAAGACGAGAGAGATTCTCACCAAGCTCCAGCCAGCCCATGTCGACAAGGACATCCTCGAGAAGAGACTGTCTTCTGGTTACAACGGCTTCCTCGAGTCTTTCAGGCCAGTCGACGGAGAGACATGCCAGCCTGTCAGGTACTCACACGACACTGCGACAGGCAGGCTCACTGTCTCATCTGGTCCCAAGATCCTCAATCTCAGCAGGGAGCACAGGGACATCCTCAAGTCGCGATTCAGGAAGGGTGCAATCGGGTTCATTGACTTCGTCTCACTTGAGCCTCGCACTGCACTCCTTCTCACGAGGCCCGAAGCACCGCAGGACATCTACGAGGCGATGAGATCTGAGATCGGCTCGCAACACAGCAGAGCTCAGCTCAAGGTCGCGACAATCTCAGCCCTTTACGGACAGAGAGGCGAATCCTCCATTCCTTCTGCGGTCATTGGAAGGTTCTTCCGAGTACCTCAGATACACGAGAGATATCTGAATGGTTGGGATATGGGTAACCTATACGGTCGAAAGTTGGTGGTTGACGATGAACGACTGAAACTCCCGTACTTCGTGCAGTCCACAGCAGTCGATGTCGCACTCACAGGGTTCTCCAAGATCCTCTCGAGGTTCGCTGAAATGGTCCCACTCTTCGTCATCCACGATGCACTTGTCGTGGATGCAGAGAAAGACCTCCTGGCTGAGCTTTCGAAGACAGGGCTGGAGGTCGACATTGAGCCACTCGGAAAGTTCTATCTCAGCGTGAAGACCCTGGGAGATGGAGAATAGTTAGAACATGGACGACCTGAAATTCATTAGACAGCAGGTGAGAAAGATTCTCACCGAGAAGAATGACGAGAGAGGCATCTCCGGAGGACGTGGCTTCGAGGATGTTAAAGGCCAAGTGACGTTCGCCGAGAAGAGCCCCGATGTAGTGATGGAGAGGTTCGGAGTCAACAACTACACACCACCCGGTGGCTCCGTGACAGCGAAAGTCACGGCACTTCTCCAGAGGATCAAGGGTCTCTCTGTCAACTCCGAGGACTTCATGCTTGCTGTCGACAGGGTCGAGGCTGAGGGTGACAAGGTCAAGGTGTACCCAGTGATGAACGAGGTAGAGGGTGTAGAGAAGCCCGTAGTGGCCACCTCGAGACTTGGACACTACGTCAAGGCGATCCTCGTGGCAGCCAATGGGACAGGAAAGGTCAAGTACGACCCGAAGGTCTCACCTATAAAGCACCGCGCCGGTGAGTATGTCGTTGTCACGCTGAAGTGAACATTCACGCTGGACTCATACTCTTTTCATATGAAAGAAAGAGACCTTGAAGCTATCTGGCAGACTTACACGAAACTGGCTGGAAAGGCCAGCAGAGGTGGAGTAGACAGTCTTCTCGAGAGGATTGGGGAGAAGATACTCACGTGCTCTGCATCCACAGAGGAGACAGTTCCTGGATGCGGACCAGGTGGACTGGTTGAGACCAGCCTCGAGGTGACATCTCGCATGAGAGCCATCTCCAAGTCTGTCGGCGTAGAAGTTCCGGTGGAATCGATCATCGTGACAGGTCTTCTCCATAACATCGGGATGATAGGTGACCTCGAGCGTCCCTACCTCCTCGACCAAGAGTCGGACTGGCATCGCAAGCGTGGCAGCCTCTACAAGTACAACGAGAACATTCCTCGGATGCCCGTTGCGCATCGTTCACTGTATCTCATCCAGCACTTCGGGATTGTCCTCACTCCAGACGAGTGGACTGCCATCTCGCTTTCGGGTGGCATGCATCGCGAAGAGAACAGGTTCTACATTGGTTCGGAGCCACCTCTCGCTTTCCTCCTCAACCAGTCGAGACAGTGGCTCGGTAAGGTGAATAGTTAGGGATACAGGAAAATGTCCTGAACAATCTCGCACAGTTCATACAATCTCAATGTGGTTAGCCACATGAGGTACTGCGGAGGGGAGACGCTCCGGGGTACTCGATCAATCAACAACAGCAAGGAAAGACAACATGGCAATCGATTTTGAAGCACTCCGTAAGAAGCTCGGTCAGCTCAGTGGCCAGAACAAGAAGTCCGCCATCATGTGGCGCCCTGAGGAAGGCAAGGACTACAACGTTCGAATCGTGGCGATCCCGAACAATGACGGTCAGCCCTTCGTAGACCGGTGGTACTACTACGGCATCGGCGGTGACAAGGCCGGCGCAATCCTGGCTCCCCACCAGTTCGGCAAGAAGGATCCGATCCAGGACCTCATCAACAAGCTCCGTGAGGACAGCTCCGAGGCAAGCCGAGAGCTTTCCAAGAAGCTCTACCCCAAGATGCGCACCTACGCCGCAGTTGTGGTCCGTGGTGAGGAGGACAAGGGAGTTCGCCTCTGGGCATTCGGTAAGATGATCTATCAGGATCTCCTCCGCCTCATGCTGGACGAGGACTACGGTGACATTACGGACCCCGAGAACGGCCGCGACATCAAGGTCTCGGTGACCAAGATGCCAGGCAAGCAGTGGGCAGACACCAAGATCCAGCCCCGCGCCAACCAGTCTCCCCTCTCCAAGGATCGAGACCAGGTGAAGACGTGGCTCACGGCAATCCCGAAGATCGACGACTACGAGGAGATCCTCCCCGCCGAGGAGATCGAGAAGCGAGTCAACGAGTGGCTCAGTGGTGGCACAACCGACGCCAAGAGCGATAACGTTGGCACTTTGCGTGGCAAGGCGGAGACCGCAGACGAGGACATCTCGGAGCTTCGTTCGAACACGAAGCCGGCTCCGAAGAAGGACACGAAGAAGTCCTTTGACGATATCGAGGATGCCTTCGCAGACCTCGAGTAGCCTCGCTTAGGCTCCACAACGCCTCGGACTTGCTCCGAGGCGTTCGTGTTTTTGAACATGCTCGTAGTGTGTATAGTATCTTGTTAGGAGAATCAAATGGCAAAGAAGAAGGTAATGATCGACAGTGATGGTGCCCATCAGCAGCAGGAAGACTTCACCGCTGATCTCATCAATTCGCTCAACCGCGATCTCGGCCACAAGGTCGCGTACAACCTGGCATCAGACCAGTCACCAACACACGTGAAGCGATGGATCTCCACAGGGTCGAAGGGCCTCGACTACATCATCTCCAATCGTCCCAATGGCGGACTACCGGAGGGACGGATCGTCGAGGTCTTTGGGCCACCCTCCATCGGAAAGAGCCACTTTGCTGCACAGGTCTGTCGCTCCACCCAACGGATGGGTGGGATCGCAGTCTACATCGACACCGAGAATGCGACCAACCCAGAGAATCTCCAGGCGCTTGGTGTCGACATCTCGAAGCGATTCGTCTACGTGGATACCCACTGCACCGAGGAGGTCTTTGATATCGCAGAGAAGACCATCCTGAAGGCAAAGACGATGGCGAAGGACGTTCCCATCACAATCATCTGGGACTCTCTGGCAGCGACAAGCCCCAAGGCTGAGCTGGACGGTGAGTATGACCAGAACACGATCGGTCTTCAGGCCCGTGTCCTCTCCAAGGGCATGCGTAAGATCACCGGAGTCATTGGAGACCAGAACGTTCTCTTTGTCATCCTCAACCAGATCCGCACAAAAATCGGTGTAATGTATGGCGATCCCACGACAACTCCCGGTGGCAATGCTGTTCCTTTCCACTCATCGGTGCGAATCAAGCTCGGTGCAGGCCAGCAGATCAAGGGCCCCAAGGAGGAGGTCCTCGGCATCCACGTCTCTGCAAAGACCATCAAGAACAAGGTCGCATTCCCTTTCCGGTCTGCAAGTTTCCGGATCATCTTCGGGAAGGGAATCGAGGAGCACGAGGAGCTGTTCGATCTTCTTCGTGAACATGGCCCCGACATGATCAACGATCACCAGGTCACTGTCGAAGGGACAGGCGCCTGGAAGAAGCTGGAGGTTGTCAACGAGAAGAACGTGAAGGTCGTCGAGAAGAAGTTCTACAAGGCGGACTTCAAGGAGGTCATGAACGACCCCCAGTACAAGCCATGGGTGGATGGACTCCTCGAGAAGGCGATGGTGCGGACAAGCACCAATAGCGAGAACGTTGACATCGACCCAGAGTCATACGAAGAGGTCAAGGCTGTCGCTGAGCTTCTCACCGAGGGTGGAGAGATGGTTTCTCCGGAGTGAACATGAGTGACAGGGAAGACACAGTCATACTTGTCGACGCCTACAATCTCTTCATTCGCAACTTTGTGGTCAATCCACTCATGGCGGATGGGAACCACGTGGGAGGAATCGTAGGGTTCTTGCAGTCCCTCGGCGCCCTAATGTGGAGATTGAGACCTACCGAGTGTGTCATCGTCTGGGAAGGTGGCGGATCTCTCAGGAGGAGAGCCATCTATCCGAACTACAAGAGCAGGCGAAAGCCCGTGAAGCTCAACAGGTTTCACGAGGGTGACATACCCGACACAGTGGAGAACAGGAACTGGCAGGTCAAGGCTCTCATAGCCTGTCTCAAGTGTCTTCCCATCAGACAGATCTACATCTCCGACTGCGAAGCCGACGACGTGATCGGGTACCTCGCGAAGTACCACTACACGGACAAGCGTGTAAAGATAGTCTCCTCCGACCACGACTACCTCCAGCTCATCGACGAAAGGGTCACTGTCTGGTCACCCACTTTGAAGGATGATGTTGACAAGGAGTGGGTAGTTGGAAGGTACGGGGTGATGCCGAGGAACCTCTGTGTGGCAAGGTCATTCTCAGGAGACTCCTCGGACTCCCTGCCCGGTCTGAAAGGCCTCGGTTTCAAGACACTCCTCAAGAGATTCCCATCACTAGCCGAGGACAGGGACGTCACAGTGGAAGAGATAGTTGAGGCTGCAAAGTCACACCCTCACAGAAACAAGGTGAAGGTCATACAGGAGATAGCTGACCACTCTGAGATAGCGCTGAGAAATTGGAAGCTGATGCATCTCGATATCTCGAACCTCAGTGGTTCGCAACTTGGCAAGCTGCAGTCTTCGTATGAGATCAGCCTGCCTCACGCCAACAAATTTGAGCTTACTCGCACGCTGGTCAGGTGTGGTGTAAAAACGTTCGACATTGATAGATTCTATCTACAAGTCACAGCAAACATTGGGAAGTCATAATGAGTGATAACGAGGCCCTCTTCAAGTCCTACGGCAAGCATTTCCAGGAGGGAATCTTTGCCGGATTGCTAACCGATCACACGTGGGCTGCCCAGATCTCAGAGGTAATGCAGCCTGATTACTTCGACCTGCGCTACCTCGCGTATCTCAGCGACAAGTACTTCAAGTACCACCAGAAGTATCGCTGCTTCCCGACAATGCAGCTCCTCATCTCCATCATCAAGGACGAGCTCAAGGCCGACAACAATGCCGTCCTCCGAGAACAGGTGGTGGAGTTTCTCAGTCGCCTGCGCTCCAATCCCAACACTGGTGATCTCGAGTACATCAAGGAGAAGAGCCTCGACTTCTGTCGAAAGCAGGCGATGAAGGAGGCACTCGAAAAGTCTGTCGAGCTAATCTCCCAGGACAAGTACGACGCCGTCCTCGACACTATGAAGCAGGCAGTCTCTGTCGGTCTTCCCACTTCGGTTGGCCACGACTTCTTCGAGGATTACGAGGCGAGGTTCGTGAAGCTCAATCGACTTGCCTGTCCTACGGGGATCGATGAGATCGATGAGAAGAGCGTTCTCAATGGCGGACTCGGCAAGGGTGAGCTCGGTGTCATTGCGGCCAACACTGGCGTTGGAAAGAGCCACATGCTGGTTCAGCTCGGTGCCCATGCACTACGTCTCGGTAAGAATGTCCTGCACTACACATTCGAGCTGACTGAGACTGCTGTGGGGATTCGTTACGACTCCAACCTCACCAACATTCCCTCCAACGAGGTGCAGGACGCCAAGCAGGAGGTCATGCAGAAGTACTCCGAGATGGAGATGGGGAGGCTCATCATCAAGGAGTACCCGACAGGAAGCTGTTCGGTCGCGACCATCAGGAACCACCTCGAGAAGTTGGCGCTACGTGGTTTCGTTCCCAACGTGATCATCATCGACTACGCAGACATCATGAGATCCAGCCGTGAGTACGATGCTCTCCGCCTCGAGCTGAAGCTCATCTACGAGGACTTGCGAAACCTCGCGATGGAGAGGGCCATCCCGATCTGGACAGCATCACAGGCCAACCGAGACTCTTCTAACTCGGACATTGTCGGTCTGGAGAATATGTCGGAGTCCTACGGCAAGGCGATGGTCGCAGACGTGGTCCTCTCACTTTCTCGAAAGCCAACTGAGAAGGCGACAGGCCAGGGTAGACTGTTTGTCGCAAAAAATCGCGCAGGAAGGGATGGAATCCTCTTCCCTGTTCACATTGACACTGCACGTTCTAAGATTCGAATCTTGGATGAGAACAGCCTGACATTGTCTGAGAGCCTCCAACAAGACGAGAGCGACAGGAAGAAAGTTCTCAAGGAAAAGTGGAACCAAGTTATGGGAGCCAAGTGATGAATGACTTAACTCGACAGAGAGCCCTAAGAGAGACTTCAGCGTACTTCGAGGGAGATGAACTTGCTCCCGATGTCTTCATGAAGTACGCTCTTCGCGATTCAAGCGATGAACTCTTGGAGACCAACCCCGACCAGATGCACCATCGTCTTGCCAGGGAGTTTGCACGCATTGAGGCAAACTATCCCAATCCGATGAGCGAAGGTGAGATCTACGACCTGCTGAAAGACTTCAAGCAGGTCGTCCCGCAAGGCTCACCGATGTCGGGAATAGGCAACTACTACCAGCTCCAGAGCCTGTCGAATTGTTTCGTGATTGAGCAGCCTCACGACTCCTATGGTGGCATCCTCTTCACTGATCAGGAACAGGTCCAGATCATGAAGCGCCGTGGTGGAGTCGGTCTCGATGTCTCCAACATTCGTCCCAAGGGACAGCCCACCACCAATGCTGCGCGGACGACTGACGGTATCGGTGTCTTCATGGAGAGGTTCTCCAACTCTACCCGTGAGGTTGCCCAGGGAGGTCGCCGTGGCGCTCTGATGCTCACCATCGACTGTCGCCACCCAGAGATCGAGACATTCATCGATATCAAGCGCGACCTGAAGAAGGTGACAGGTGCCAACATCTCTATCCGCTTCACGGACGAGTTCATGCAGGCCGTGGAGGGAAACACTGGTTTCTGTCTTCGTTGGCCTGTGGAGGCCCATCCTGAGGATGCTGAGATCATCAAGATGGTCGATGCTAGACAGGTCTGGGAGAAGTTCGTGGATGCAGCGTGGTCTTCCGCTGAACCTGGTGCACTCTTCTGGGACACAATCACTCGCGAAGGAATTGTCGACTGCTACCGTGACGTTGGCTACAGGACAATCTCGACTAACCCTTGCGGCGAGATTCCTCTCAGTCCATACGACTCCTGTCGACTGATGGTTGTCAATCTCACATCGTTCGTCAACAACCCCTTCGGTGACAATCCCACTTTCGACTTCGATCGATTCAACGATGTGGTCATGAAGGCTCAACGTCTCATGGACGACCTTGTCGACCTTGAAGTAGAGTGCGTTGATCGAATTCTCGAGAAGATCGAGAAGGACCCTCAGCCTGAGCACGTGAAGAGGATTGAGAAGGATCTGTGGAACAAGATACGTGCAGCAGGTCTCAATGGTCGTAGAACTGGTCTCGGGGTGACAGGTCTCGGTGATGCCCTTGCTGCCATGAACATTCGTTACGGAAGCGAGTGTTCCATCACTGTGACAGGAGAGATCTACAAGGCACTTGCAATCGGTGCCCATCGCTCCTCTCTCATCATGGCCAAGGAGCGTGGGGCTTTCCCGGTGTGGGACTACTCGAAGGAGAAGGACCACACATACCTCAAGAAGGTGATAACTGCGTGTAACGGTCACTACAACGACATGTGGAAGCAGACAGGCCGCCGCAATATCGCACTCACAACAACGGCACCGGTCGGTTCTGTCTCTTGCCTAACCAGGACAACATCAGGCATCGAGCCTGCCTTCCTCCTCTCCTACAAGCGTCGTCGCAAGATCACGCAGGGTGACCTCACATCCAGGGTTGATTTCGTGGACCCGATGGGAGATAAGTGGCAGGAGTACACTGTCTACCACCACTGGTTCAAGAAGTGGATGGACATCACCGGCAAGACAGACCCACAGGAGAGCCCATACTGGGGCGGAACGGCGAATGACATCGACTGGGAGAAGTCAGTTGACATCCAGGCTGCTGCCCAGCTCTGGATTGACCACTCAATCTCGAAGACCTGCAACCTCCCCAACTCTGCCACCAAGGAGACAGTCAACAACGTCTACCTGAAGGCCTGGAAGACTGGTTGCAAGGGTTTCACGGTGTACCGTGATGGCTGTCGAACTGGCGTCCTCGTAGCAAACGATGAGCCCAAGAAGGAGACAAAGAAGCCGGAAGACGGTCGGATCACGCCAAAGCGTCCCAAGTCTCTCCAGTGTGACATCCACCGTGCCAATGTCAGGAACGGTGAGAACACGGAGTCATGGCTCGTCCTGGTCGGTCTCAATGAAGGGAAGCCCTATGAGGTGTTCTGCGGAATTCCTGAGAACATTGAGATTCCCAAGCGATACAAGTCAGGCAACCTGGTTAAAAATGGTAAGCGTGATGGAGTTGCAACATACAACCTCCTCGTTCCGGTCGGTGACGATGAGAACCTCGTCTTCAAGGACGTTGTCACACTCTTCGACAATCCCACACAGGGAGCCTTCTCGAGGACAGTATCGCTTGCACTTCGTCACGAGGTCCCACTACACTACATCGTGGAACAAATCCAGAAGGACAAGAACAGTGATATGTTCTCATTCTCGAAAGTAATCGCAAGAGTTCTCAAGGGGTACATCAAGGATGGCACTAAGTCTACTGAAAAGGGATGTCCCGAATGCGGGAATGCTGAGCTCGTCTACCAGGAAGGCTGCCTTTCCTGTAAGTCGTGCGGCTTCTCCAAGTGCAAGTGAAGAAGAAGACATCGAAAAGGCAATCCGTAATCTAACCCAGTCGGAGTACGCAATGAACTTCATCGCAGACGTTTCTCATCACATCAAGGCAGTCGAGCTAAAGGTCGATCCGATCATCATTCGAGTCAACAAGTTCGACGAGGACTCGGCAAAGGAGTTCACGGATGCGATGAGCCGTGCACAGAACACTGGCCAGACTGTCATCCCCGTAGTCATCGACTCCTACGGTGGTCAGGTCTACTCTCTCATGGCAATGATCGCCGCGATCAAGGCTTCTCGAGTCCCTGTAGCCACCATCGTCGAGGGCAAGGCAATGAGCTGTGGTGCAATCCTCTTCAGCTTCGGTTCCGAGGGCAAGCGCTACATGGACCCGGACGCCACTCTCATGATCCACGATGTCTCCAGCGGAGCCTGGGGTAAGGTGGAAGAGATCAAGGCCGACGCGAAGGAGGTCGAGCGCCTCAACAAGAAGGTCTACGAGATGATGGCTCGTAACTGTGGCAAGCCCTCTGACTACTTCCTGAAGCTGGTCCACGAGAGAGGCCACGCCGACTGGTACCTCGACGCTTCTGAGGCGAAGGGGCACAACCTCGCGAATGAGCTTCGCATCCCAACACTCACCTGCAAGATCGACCTCAACTACACCTTGGACTAGCCATGAACATCGTAGCAGAATACATCTGGCAGGATGGCAGTGAGCCTACACACAAGCTTCGCAGCAAGACAAAGGTGTTCAGCATTGGCGGAGAGACCACCAGCGTTACGCTTGACATCTTTCCCCACTGGACATTCGACGGTTCTTCGACTGGTCAGGCCACAGGAGACAAGAGCGATTGCATCCTCGTCCCAGTGAACTTCATCCTCGATCCAACACGAGAGAAGAATCACGAGAGGATCCACTGCCTTGTCCTCTGCGAAGTCTTTGGTGCAGACAAGGTTCCTCATCCGACAAACACTCGTTCGCTCCTTCGTGAGACTTTCGCAAAGTTTCTCGATCAAGAGCCACTGTTCGGCATCGAGCAGGAGTACACGATGTTCAAGGACGGGCGACCACTCGGTTGGCCAACTGGTGGGTACCCTCCGCAGCAAGGTCCCTTCTACTGCGGAGTAGGGTCTGACGAGGTCTTTGGTCGTGACCTGGTCGAAGAGCATATGGCAGCATGCCTCGATTCTCGTCTTGCTCTCTGTGGAATCAACGCCGAAGTGATGCCAGGCCAGTGGGAGTTTCAGATCGGGACTGCAGATCCGATGACGGTCTCTGACCATCTCATCTTTGCACGTTGGCTCCTCTATCGGATCGGCGAGAAGCATGGCATCAACGTGAAGCTTGATCCGAAGCCTGTCGCAGAGCTCAATGGTGCAGGTGCTCACACTAACTTCTCCACGAAGGACATGAGAGACCCAAGCAAGGGACTTGACGCCATCGAGAAGGCCTGCGAAAGGCTTCGGACACGTCACGATCATCACATCGCTAGCTACGGTCACGGTATCGAGCTTCGTCTCACTGGTCATCACGAGACTTGCTCCTACCGAGAGTTCAGGTGGGGCGTAAGCGATCGTGGCGCTTCCATTCGTATTCCGCTTCACGTTGCACAAGAGAAGTGTGGATACTTGGAGGATCGTCGTCCCTGCGCAAATGTCGACCCGTACGTCGTCACTCGCCTTCTTCTTGAGACGGTCTGCGGGGAAGGTTGAAACCGGCGAAGGTAGAGCTACTTGCGAAAGTCGTGGCATGGAGAGTCTTCTCCATGTGCTACAGCTTCGCGATAGCCTACCTCTTCACCAAGAATGCAGGTGAGTCGGCAGGAATAGTCTTCCTGACCGGCTCAACACTCACAATCCTCCAGTGGGGATTTGAGATAGCCTGGGACAAATACGCTAGAATGAGGATCAGGAATGCCCTGTCAGGACAACACAGTAGAATTGGTAGGCTGGTACGGCTCGGACGAAGTCCACGCACTCTCGGCATGGACAAGCACGAGCCGAGATCTCACAGTGGAGAAGGTCACGAGAGTCCCCTCTCTCCTGAAAATGCTGGCCGAGAATGGACATGAGACTCCGTTCGAGAAGAGCTCACTGCACTTTCTCGTGACCGTAGACACTGCTACTCATATCCACCTTCTGAAGCACCGTATCGGAGTCTCCATCAACGGTGAGTCTGCAAGATACAAGGAGCTGAAGGGTGACAAGTATGTGGTACCGAGTGATTGGCCCACGGTCGAGAAGGCAAAGTACATCGCGTTCATGGAAGACGCAATCATGCGATACCACGACACACTCCAGCGGCTTGTCGACAGCGGCATGGATCGCAAGCGTGCCAAGGAGTCAGCAAGATTCTATCTGCCCTACGGTAACCAGATCACGATGGACATCATGTTCAACTGGCGATCTTTCAACCACTTCCTTGGTCTGCGAATGAAACCTGAAGCTCAGACAGAGGTCAGAGTGCTAGCAGAGAAGATGCTGGAGATTGTTCGT